GATCGGCATCCTGAATCAGGCCGCGATCAGCTGCGTCAGAGGCGATGACAGCCATCACATCGTTATGGCGCTTGATTTGTTCATCAATGTTGGAAATTTCCGCCATCGAAGAATCGTACTGAGTCTGGTGCTCAGCCTTCCATTCCGGGGTTTTTTCCTTGTCAACAAGGTTGTGCAGAGTGTGCGCCAGTTGGTCGCGGCGCTCACGCAAGGCTTTGATGCTATTCATGAGGATTGCTCCAAAAAAAACGCCGCCAAATTTGGCGGCTGATTGATGCTTGGCGCGTGAGCGTCAGGCAGAAAGGATGGCGACCTTGGCCGCCCTGGCCAATGCGTCGCGGTCAACAACAGGGCCAGCGACAGGTGCCGGGTCTTTGACTGCAGGATTGGATGGCATCGTCGGTGCATGAGCATAGGCGCTCAGATCCCACTCGGCCCGGGTCGCGCTGGATTGGCTCTGATTCTGGGCGCTTTGCTCAAAAACCGAGTCGGCAAAGCCCAATTTGACGGCCTCGCTTGCATCAAACCAGGTCTCATCCGACATCCAGGACTTGATGCTGTCCTCAGGCTGACCGGTGGCTGCAGCATAGGTTGACACCAAAGAGCCGTCGATCTGATCCAGCATGTCAGCTGTTTTGAGCAGATCATCCGAGTTTCCGTAGGCAAATGTCCAAGCCTTGTGGATCATCATGAAGCTGCCAGGTGCCATTTCGACGTGGTCTGCTGCCATGATCAGAAAGCTCGCAGCACTCGCAGCCACCCCATCGATGTGCGCCACAATCTTGGCGGAGTGCTCGCGGATTGCCTGCTCCATCGCACGCGCGGCAAACACCGAGCCGCCAGGACTGTTGACGCGCAAATGAATGGTGGAGGCTTTCAGCGCATTCAACTCCTTGATGAAGGCCTGCGGGCTGACTCCCCCCCAATACTCTGCCTCAATCTCCGAGTCGACAATCATGTCGTACAGATAAATGGTGGCCTCGCTTGACCCGGGTGTGATTTCGGACTGGAAACGTCCGCGATGCTTGTTGTTGGCAAGCAGTTTAAGCATGGGATGCATGTCAATCTCCGTCAGTTTCGTCATCGGAATCCAGGTCCGAATCGGATTCGTCATCTCTTTGCTGCTGGCCAGGGCGATCATCAGATCGGTCGGGTGACTCGGGCGGCTCGGGCTGCTCGGTTTGGCTGCGGCCAGCCCATACAATCCGATCGCCACCTTCGATGGGAGGCAGGTTTTTCAAGCGCCTGATCTCATTGATCGTCATCCAGCCCTGACTACCCGGGCCGCCGAGTGCCTTGGCGAAATACTCCGCCTGCGCTTTGCTGTCACCGTCCTGCAGCGCGTCTGCGTTGAACTCGGCAAACAGCGTCGTATTGCGCGGCCAGAGCTTGCGGTTGATCTCCTGCTGGAAAGCATCCATGTAACGGCGCAGGGTGTATCGCACAAAGCCGATCGACATGCTCTCGATGCCACTGCCCCAACTGGTGGTTTTCTCTGTATAGCCGATCATGTGGGGCGGCACACCGTAGATTCTGGCAACGTCTTGCACCTGAAAGTTTCTCGTGGCAATGAGCTGCGCATCCTCGGCGCTCATCGTCAGCTCCTGCACCTCCATGCCGCCAGACAAGACGGCTGGCAGATGTGAGCGCAATGGGCCCTGATATTTCTGATGCCAGGTTTTACGAATCGCATCGAGCTGATCCTCGCTCGGGTTACCGGTCGACTTGATGACAAAATCCGGGCGCGCGCCATTGCGGAAAAACGACCCCGCATGCTGATCGGCCGCAATCGCGATCCCGGCAGCGCTGCGAAGTGCGGCTCTTAGAGGTGAAAGGCTGCGTTTACCGTCAAACCCCACTCCGGTGAAATGCAGCATATCCTCCGCCTCGACCGTGCGAATCGTGCCATTTCGGTCCTGTACCAGGTAGAACAATGAGCCATCATCATGCGAGTCGACATAGACCCGATTGGAATGGTGCGGCTCAAACCCCTCGATGCTTTCCACGGAAAGGGAAAAACGGTTTCTGCGCTTGATTTCCCAGAACGAATCGCCCATCAGGCCAACGGACTGGACCGTGTACATCCATGCCGAGGAGGCCGTCCAGTTCGCCCAGGGCGACTCATTGAACATCCACCACAGCCGATGATCCTCGCGCATGCGTGCGCCCTTGCTGCGACGATAAAAATGCAGCGGCACCGAGGCCAGTGCGCCACCAATCAACCCGATGCAGGCATATACCGCAGCCACCGCCATCGCGGTCTGCTCGGTGACGGCAACACCCGCTCCGTTCTCCAGGCTACCGCCTGTCAGGATGCTGTACATCTCTGTGCCAGGCAGGATCCCCGACACAGGCGTGGCCTGCACGGCTGCCTTTGGGCCCTGGCGTGCGTTTTGCCGGGATGCCATCCACTCATTGAGAATGACGCTGCCTGGCTGACTCACGCGCTCGGCGTTAAACCAGTTATTTGCCATTGTGCTCATAGGATGATCACTTCAAAGTTGCCCTGCTCTTCTGGCGCGACCGCCAAAGCGCGGTTCATCGCCACGATCGTGGCCACTGCGGCATCGATCTTGTTTTGCTTGCGCGTTTTGCGAGGAAACACGTTGTCGTTCCTGTCTTCCTTGACCTCAACGTTCGAGAGCATCCACACATACGCGGGGTTGCCATCGTGGTGAAACCTGCCCGCATCGACCAGCGCGCTGATTTCCTTCATCGGATCCGACAGATAGCGCACTTGCTGCGGGATATCCACCACCGTGAAGCCTTCCTCTGCCAGGTTGGCCCCCAACTGGTGACCTCCCCAAGGATCCTTGGCCACCTCCCGGATTGGCACCAGGTGAGCCGACTCGATCACATCCTCCTGAATCTGCTCCAGGTTGATCATGTTCCCAGCCGTGGCGATCAGGTGGCCGCTGTGCTGCCAGGCTGCATAATGCGCGTTTTCTGGCCGCTCAAGCGCAGCATCCGGGATGTAGTTCTTGCTGATGGCGTAGTAGTGCCTGCCATCCTCCAGATCCCGCCACATCACCCAGACCGCGCTGGCAATGTCCTGCTTGCTGGCCAGATCCAGCCCCACCACGCAACCGTCCCAGCTGTGAGACTCAAAGCAGAGCGTGGCGTCCCCCGCTCGCTGCAGGTTGAAGAGGTTCAACCAGGGCGAAGCCGCCGCCACCCAGATGTTCAGGTGCTTGGTCTTGAAAATGTTTTGCTTGCGCGGATCCGCCTTGGCGTTTTCCTGCTGCAGCTTCAAAAACTCAGGATCAACTGAGATCCCGTAATTAGGATTGGCCTTTTTAAGCGCGGTCTCGCTTGTCCAGTCGTCATCCTCGTCAATCGTGTAAACGATGCCAAAACGCTGCTCGTTTTCGATCACCCCTTCCAGGATTTTCTGCAATTCAACCTGGTGCAGGTAACACGGACCCGAAATATCAGATCCCGCTGTCGTGATCGTCAGCAGCAGAGGCTGCGAGCGTGCTCCCATCCCAGTCTGCATCGTGTCGTACAGGTCGGAAGTCTGGTGCTCGTGATACTCGTCCACGATCGCACAAGAGGGCGACGCACCGTCACCAGGCTTACCGATCACCGGCTCAAACTTGGAGTTGTTCGCAATCACACTCATGTTCGAGACGTTGATCGTGACCCCGAACTCCTCCACAAAGGATTTTTCCCTGGACATCATGGCGTCCCTGGCCATCAACTTGGCCGGGCGAAACACCTCGTTTGCCTGATCCTTGGACGTCGCACCCGAGTACACCTCTGCGCCAAACTCACCGTCTGCCACCAGCATGTAGTTGCCGATCACGGCAGCAATCGTGCTCTTGGCGTTTTTGCGCGGCACGATAATGTCCGCCACGCGAAACCTGCGTTTTTTGGTGGACTTGTTAATCCACCCAAAAATGCAGGCTAGGACAAATACCTGCCACGGCTCCAGCTTGATCCGCTGGCCCAGCGCCGCCCACTCGCCTTTGGTATGCGGCATGCGTTCGGCAAATTTGCAGATCCGCTCAGCCGGGTAATACGCTTTGCCCTTGCTGTTGACCAGCTCTGGGTTGAACACATACGGCCAGTCTGCGCTTTCAGCTTTGACCAGGTCATCAAGGTGGCGCTTGCACGCCAGCCGATGCCATTTGCAAGAGGTGATCTTGCCGTCTACGACATCCTGCGCATACTGCGTGGCGATCTCGGCAAACGACTTTTTCTTGTCGTCAGACATCAATCCCACTCCGAGTCATCCTCGTTGAACAAATTCCCCTGCGGACTGGTGCCGGTCGTGACGCGCCCACGCGAGGAGGGAGACAGGCCAAACGCCTGCAGGTACTTGGCCACCTCATCGCCAGCTCGCTTGGCAGCCACACCATAAGGCGAGTAGGAAAACCCGCCGCTGGGCGTGGTCACCTTAAATCCATCATCGCCGTACCACTCCCTGCCTTCAGCCTCTGCTGCCTTACGCCCAGCTTCCGCGTTGGCCATGGCTTCCGATAGTTTCTGTTTCAGCCACACGTACTCAGACCAGGCTTGGCAATACATCACCAGCGCTGCGCGGTCCAGATGCGAAATCAGGCCGTAGCGCTCGAGCTGAGGCGTGATCCGCTTCCACTCTTTTTTTGCCTCAGCCCACAGCCACTGAGGCGCCTTCGGGATATCAACCTCAGGCCGAAACTCATCAAAGAGTGTCGCGAGCGGTTTTTTGCTTGGATTGCCGCGCAGCAGATGCACGTTGGCTGGCAGCGCGTTTCGGCCACGAGATCCCATGTCAAATTCCTTGGATTTGCGCCAACTCTCAACCGGTCAACCGGCGCTGGCGTCCTGCATGTGAGGGTGCCTTTTGACCCCCCCTCCCTTGTAATTCCCGCA